ATAAAAAACCACACTCACTGTAAGTTGGTCTTTCTAGATAAGTTATCATACAATCTTCTCTATGTAAATGTTTTTTTACCCATGCCTCATCAATCTTTTTATAAAATACACTATCTGCGTCTATGAATATAAGACCGTCACAATCTCTTGTTGTTAAGATTGCCTGTGTATATGCATATACTTTATAACTAAATCTTACTGCGTCTTTTTGAAAGTTTAATGGTATGTCTACCTTGTTTCTATCTACGAATTTTTTAAGAGTTGGTATCTCATTATACATACCCTCATCTTCATTATATATTTCTAATTCAAATGGCCAATTATAAGTAGATTGAAATCTATGAGCATATTCTTTAAATAGTTTATTGTTCCAAGTACTAACTACTTTTATTTTCATGTCCTACCTTTTGTATATAATAACTATCAACAATATCAGATAAAGGATTACCACATTTTTCAGTATCTAATATTTTTTTTAAATTTATTTTAGTTTCTTTTAAAAAGGATTCGTACATCATATCTTTGTCTGCGTTTCCTTTTCCTGTTGCGCCTTTTTTGACAACACTAGGTACAACTGTCTCGTAAGTATAACCTTTGTCTTGTAATCTGTATTTGAGTATGCCACAATTCTCAGCAATTTGAAAAAGACCTTGGCCTTTAGAACCATACGAATAACCTTCAATAAAAATTTGATAGTTAGGTTGGTCAAATAAGGGATTGGTGTATAATATATCCAAAATAAAATCACTTATATTTTTAAACCTTTCAATAGGGTCTGTCCATTCTTTATGTTCATAACCTATTATGTTATCACTTTGTTTACCCAACCACTTCTTTTTGGTAGTTAAGTAATAAAATTTTATTTTGTTTTCATCTATATTGTTTACACAAATAGATGGAGATGTTAAACTATAATCAATGCCAACTATCGTGGTCGGCTTCGTCTGGTATCTCTGTTTCATGTTCATCTTCTACCTCATATCCACAGAAAGGACATGTTAGAGGCTCTAAATCAAATTTATCCTCGTCCCATTCTACAGTATATTTAGTCTTACAATTTGAACAGTGTTTTGAGACTTTATCCATTACAGTTTAAATTTTTTAAATTGATTTTTAGTAACGTCTTGTTTTATACCACCAACTACGTAAGATTCAATTTCTGTTTCTTGTGGTGCATTTTGAGCTGATCTACTATTTAACCAGTGTTCTACCCATGGTAATGGATTAGTTTTTTGATCATAAGCAGGTGCTAGACCTATCGTTTTCATACGTCTATTCGCCATGTATTCTACAAATTGGTGTAATAATTTTTCTGATAGACCAATCATAGAACCTTTGCTGAACAAATAAGTTGCCCAACGTTTCTCATCGTTTACAGCTTGGTCATACATTTTGTAAACTTCTTTTTCGCTTTCTTTAATAATTTTCGTAAAGTCTTTATCATTTTCATAGTCTCTCCAATTGTTAATTATTCTTTGTGACATTGCTAAGTGTTGGCTTTCGTCTCTTGCGATGAAAGATATAATCTTAGCAGAGCCTTCTAGTTTTTTTAATTCACCAAATGCAAATGAACAAGCAAATGATACATAGAATCTTAAACCCTCTAGTATATTAACTGATACCATTGCAAGGTACATTTTCTTTTTAAGTTCATATAGATCAACTTTATCTGGTGTTAGTGTCCATTCATATCCTTTTTTAATTAGATCATCATAAGTTTTAGTTACAGAGGCTGCTCGTTCCTCAATTTTTTGATCTTCTAAAATCATGTCAAAAACGTCTGACGGATTTGAATATAAATTCTTAATTATGTATGTATAACTTCTACTATGAATTGTTTCCATGAAGTCCCATACTATTATGGCACCCTCTAATTCTGGAAGTGATACGAAAGGTAAAAATGCTAAACATGGACCTCTTCCTTGTACACTGTCTAACATAGTTTGGTATTTTAGATTACTAGTGAAGATAAACTTTTGGCCTTCGGATAAATCCAAATAGTCGTTTCTATCTTTCTGTAAAGATATTTCTTCAGGTCTCCAAAAATAACCAAGTTGTTGTTGAGTAAGTTTATCAAAGATAGGATATTTGAAAGTATCATACCTTTGTACAGATAAATCTTTACCAAAAAACATTGATTGTTTACTTGGATTTAATCCTTTTTCTTTGTTAAAAACTGATTTACTCATAATTCTTTTTATTTATTAATTTATATTGTACAACTATCACAATTCTCCTCATCTTCTTGTGGAGTTTCTGGTGTAATAGGTGTATCGTAATCTATGGAGTGTTTAGGCTCTTCAATATCTTTTTTACTATCATATGTATTTTGATAATAAGATGTTTTCCAACCGTATTTATAAGTTGTTAACAAGTCTTGTGCCATAACAGATACAGGTACCTGATTGTCTTCGTAATTGTCTGGATTATATGACCAGTTACCTGATATAGCTTGATCAAAGTACTTTTGCATTACTGCAACTATATTTATATATCCTTCATTACTAGGCATATCCCATAATAAAGTATAAAAATTCTTTAATTTATTATATTCTGGTACTATCTGTTTCAATGTGCCTTTTTTACTTTTCTTAACTGATAAGTGGTCTCTAGGTGGTTCAATGCCGTTTGTTGCATTTGAAACCACACTAGAAGACTCGGAAGGCATTTGGGCTGATAGAGTACTATGTCTTAGCCCAAATTCTTTAATGTCTGCTCGTAATTTGTCCCATTTCATTGATAGTTTACGAGTTACTAATTCGTCTACTTCTTTTTTGTATGTGTCTATTGGTAATATGCCGTCTGCATATTTTGTTCTATGAAATAAATCACACTGACCTTTTTCTTTTGCTATTTCGTTACTAGATTTTAATAGATAGTATTGAAATGCCTCTGATAGTTTATCTACTTCTTTCCAGGCACCTTTTTGTTCATACTTATAACCTGTCTTTGCCAGATAGTGTGCAAGACCAATATAACCTACACCTAATGATCTTCTTGCTTTTGTAGATATCTCGGCCGCTTTTACTGGATATTTTTGGTGGTCTATAATTTCTTCTAATGCTCTTACTGTAAGATCGCATAGTTCTTCCAGTTCATCCAGGTTGTTGATTTTACCTACATTGATTGCTGATAGAATACACAAAGCAATCTCTCCTGGACCGTCTATATGTTGTATAGGAGTGGTAGGGAGAGTGATTTCTTGACAAAGATTACTCATTGTAACAGTATCTTTAAATGAGGAGTGTGTATTACAGTGATCTATATTCATTATGTAAATACGACCTGTTTCTGCTCTTTCTTTTAAAAGGTCAAAGAATAAATCTTGTGCATTTATCTTTTTCTTATTAACACTTAATTTTCTTTCTGCTTTTAAATATAGTTCATCAAATTCTGGTGTTCCCCATGCCTCATATAATTCAGGCACCTCGTGAGGAGAGAATAGTGTTATTTGTTCTTCATTAATAAATCTCTCATAGAATAGTTTACTAATCTGTATTGAGTAGTCTAACTTTCTAACTCTGTTGTCTTCGGTACCTTTGTTGTTTTTTAAAACAATAATGTCTTCTATTTCTTGGTGCCAAATAGGGAAGTGTACAGTTGCTGAACCTCCTCTAACACCGTTTTGAGTGCAACACTTGACCGTTGCTTCAAATTTTTTGAGAAAAGGAATAACGCCTGTATGTTGTACTTCACCTCCTCTGATTCTTGCATTGATTCCACGTATTCGTCCTGCGTTGATTCCAATACCGGCTCTTTGTGCAACGTAATTTCCAACAGCCATGTCACTAGAGAAGATACTAGGTAAAGTATCGTCTGTATCAACAAGTACACAACTAGCATACTGCTTAATAGGAGTCCGAACACCAGCCATAACAGGTGTTGGTATATTAATTTTAAAATTGGATATCGAGTCATAATATTTCTTGACATAAGTCATTCTCCTTGCTTTATCGTAGTTTTGAAAAAGTGTGGCAGCTATCATCATATACATAAATTGAGGTGTTTCATAAATCTCACCACTTGATCTATCTTGTACAAGATACTTATCTATTACTTGTCTTAATCCTGCATATGTAAAGTTGTTATCTCTTTCGTGAGTAATCCAGTTTTGCATTCTGCTAAAATCTTTTTTAGCATATTTTTTTAGGATATCTGGATCGTATACTCCTAATTTAACACATTTCTCTACGTGATCGTAAATATTTGGGTGATCCCATAGTCTACCAATAACTTGTTTTCTTAAACTAAACAATAGTAATCTGGCTGCCACGTATTGGTAGTTTGGATTGTCTAGTGAAATTAAATCTGAAGCAGACTTAATTAAAATTTGTTGTATATCGTTTGTAGTAATACCATCATAGAATTGTAAACCACTGCTCATTTCTACTTGTGAAGCTGATACGCCTTTTATATCTTCACAGGCATACTCAACCATTTCATGTATCTTTTCTATATTAAGTGGTTCTAAACCTCTACCACCTCTCTTTTCAACTTTAATGTTTATATCGTTTGTCATTTTATTTTTTTCCAGTGGTTAAGTTTAGTAAGAGCACTTAATTGTGAATATGTGTTCTTGTCTATTATATCTTTAATTTGAAGTTTTGTCAAGCCACTAATTATCATATCATTAATATCTTTTAGTGTTTGTTCTTCCGGCCATATAACGATGTTGAAATCTTGTTCAATCATTTTATACATACGATTTATAATTTCTTTGTTTCTTGGCTCGTTGTCAAATATATAGGTTATTTTATTATTGGGCACTTTGTTTTTTAACTGCAAATCGGCGCCAGCAGCTGCGATACAATTACTGACGAACAATGAGTCAAATGGACCCTCAACTATATATACATGATTTTGAAAATTTATACGCTCTAAACCAAAAACTTTTTGTTTGTTTTCGTTTAGTTTTATTGTTAAGTATTTAGGATTTTCTTTTCCTAATGCACGACCTTGAAAAGCAAATAACTCACCAGTTGTATCATAAAAAGGAATAACAATTCTATGGTGATCATATTGAGTTTTATATGTATTTGGTTTAACTTTGTTTACTAGTTTTTGAAATTCCTCTGCATAGTATAACTTGTCATAAAATTCTTCAGGTATCTTTCTCTTATTACAATACTCTTTTGCTATATGATCTTCAGGTAATTCTTTTATTGTTTTTAGTCCTTCTAATATATTAATTTTAAATACAGGTTTTTCAAACTGCCAATCTGGTTTCTTTGTAGATGGTGCTGACCCTTTATATCTTTCTAATAGATACTCTGTATATACTTTAGGGTCTATGAATTTTAAGAAGTTTGCAAAGCTTTGACCTTGACCACAATTATGACATTTAAAAAACATGTCATTTTTTACTCTATAGAAATAGGCTCTTGCTTTACTTTTAGATTTTTGAGAATCACCACAATGAGGACAACGGAAGTTAAACAGATAATCTGTCTTTTGTTTAAACTGTTGTAATCGGCCTGATAGTTGGTTGATGAATTTTAGATCAATATAAGACGACATAGTAAATATTACTATACACCATTTATATCAAATAGTCAAGCTTATTTGAGCGACTTTCCAGCGTAAAAAATAGCACCGAGGTTTCCTGCGCTTATTCACGGACCTACTTATTCTAGTCCTGGAGAAGCGAGTTTACTTGAAAAGGGAGAATAATGGTAACATACCTTTTTTAGATACCATTAAAATTGTAATAAATTCAACAGCTATGAAAGCACCTATGATAATCCACTTGTACTTTTCTAATATACTAATTCTACCACGGAATTCGCCTTTTAGTTCAACTAACTCTTCCTTTATACGTTTTTCAGATTCCTCTATCTTATCGGAAAGTTCTTTTTCTATACTTACCGTCTCGCTGGCTCTTATCTTTAGCTTAGAGAATATCACATCATCTATCTTTTCCTGGTGTTCAATCTTCTCCTCGTGTACGGCCAACATAGACTTAATATGTGTAGAAACATCTGTTAGTTTGTCAATAGCAGTATCAAGTCTATTTTGAATATTATTAACCTGTTTAACATCTTTGGTTAATTCTGCTAATCGTACTTGAATTTCTGTATTTTCACTCATCAACTATATTTATAATAGTTTCTGTTTTATCTGACTTTATATTTTGGGTACATGTCCATAATAAACACCAACATAAAAAAAACTTTATGAAAGTAAACGTTATCTTTTTTATCAGACAGCCTCCTGGTTAAGTTTAAATAGTGTAGATAGAAACTAGGTTAGATTTACCTTTTACTTTGACCTGATCTAGTTTTTTGAAGTTGTATTTTTCTTTGATGTTTTTGTATGTGTCATATCCTATTATTATTGTAGCGTCATAATTTTTAGATACTCCTTCTAATCTACTCGCCAAATTAACAGCGTCACCTAAAACTGAATAATCAAATCTTTGTTTTGATCCCATATTACCAACTACGGCCTTACCAGAGTTGATACCTATACCAATGTTTAACTTATTGCCTGGACCAAAACCCTCACTATTATTTAGGTCTTTTAGTTTGTGAACCATCTCCACAGCAGACTTAACAGCCAGTGTCCTATGGTTTGGAATATCAATAGGAGCGTTCCAAAACGCCATTATGCAATCACCCATATACTTATCAATAGTACCACCATTTTTCATAATTATGTCTGTCATGGGTGTTAGAAATTTGTTTATAACTACTGTAAGTCCTTGTGGATCAGATTGATACTTTTCTGAAATAGGAGTGAAACCTCTTATATCACAAAATAAAAATGTTAACTCTCTTGTTTCGCCACCTAATTTTAAAAGTTCAGGATTTTTTTGTAATCTTTTTACCATGGCAGGTGCTAAGTAGTGTTCAAATTGTTTTTTAATTTGTTGTTTCAATCTAAACTCTAAAATAAATCTTGTGAATACGGAATGAAATACTACTATAGATAAAGTTAACATCGCCCAACTCATATCAACTAACATTAGTTTATTTTCAAAAAGAAGTGATACGGCTACCCAACTAGCGCCATATGTACCTATCAACATAGTTATAATAAACAAATAAGGAAAAAATCTAACTACTAAAATCATTAAGGCAGATAATACAACTGCAACAGCCATTTCTATCAAAGGCATTATATCAGTTCTTATTATTTGTTCTCCTTGTAATACAGTATCTAAAGTAGAGGCCGTTAATTCATAGGCATATCTTTCACCTATTGGTGTTGCTATGATACCACCTAAACCCTCAGCACTCATACCTATGATTACAGTTTTACCGGCAAACTTTGTAAAATCCATATCAGCAGCTGATATAGTTTCGTATTCTTTATTCCATCTTAACCATATTCTGGCATTTGCGTCTGTCTTAATTGTAGGAAAACCAGGAACCCTCATCGCTTGTACACCTGCTTCTCCTGATTTAACTTGATAACTAGGAGCACCCACAGCAACTCTAATAACTTCTATTGCCATAGCAGGATATATGTCCTCACCTATTTTCATTAATAAAGGTATTCTTCTTACAACACCATCAACTTCAGGTACAGTGTTTGATACACCTACACCACTTGCGTTGTGAAAATCTTTTATAGGTCCTAACATACCTCCCCACTCAAATAAGTAAGGTAAAGGATCGTTTACTTTTGCAACTCCTCTAGGTACACCATTTTTATTTGTTTGATTAGTACCGACTTGTGATATTACTATAGCATATGGCAATACACTTGTCAATGATTGATCACCACCTAGTCTGTCTGGTTCACTAAACAATATAGGTAATACTATTACACCAGCACCTTGATCTCTTAACTTGATTATGATATCTGTTATTACTTCTCTGTTCCAAGGCCATTGACCATATTTTTCTATTGCCTTTTCGTCTATGGTTACGACACCTATATTTTCTGATAGTTCTTTTGTTTCTGATTGTAATAATAGATCAAATGTTTTT